TACCTCCAGAACCTCCACAAAGGCACCCCGGTACGCGTCGAAGGCGACCTGAAATGGCAGACCGGCACCGACCGCAACGGACAGCCACGCACCGACTTCACCATCAACTACGCGACCATTACCATGGTCCTGAAGAAAGCCCCAGCCCAGCAGTCCACGCCACAACAGTCCACGCCACAACGACAGGACCCATGGAGCAACATCAACCAGCCCGCCCCGTCCGCACAATCCTACAATGACGAATGGTGACAGAAAGGAACACAATGAACCCCAAAAAGCATCCACTCAGCTATAAGATAGGCACCATCGCCGCCTACCTCCTCCTCACAGCCGTGACAATCCTCGGCGCGACAGGTACGATAGCCCTCATGAAGCTCCTCATCGGCTTCATCCTCAGCTAAAAACACAGCCCCACCACAACGTGGGGCTTTTCCCTTATTTGGATATAATTGGCAATATGACCGAAGTAGTAAGAGACCATCGAGGCAGAATCGTCAGCGGAGCATGCAATCCCACCGGGAAAGGCGGCTTCCAAGACCGTCCACAGGACCGAGGCTCATGGACCAAAGACACCAGCCCGACCCGTTGGATCCGCGAATTCAGCAAGCTCACCGCCGAAGAATTCAACGAAAAGATAAAGGACCCGAACTTGACGATGGTCCAGAAAATCGCCATCAGACACATTCTCAACGCTTCCAAGGACCCGAAGGTCGCAGCCGACTATATTGACCGGCTCGACGGCAAGGCCCGCCAGTCCACCGACGTATCGGTCACCGGCTACGAGCCACCGCACATCACGCTCGAAGTCTTCGACGACAACCCGGAAAACGACAAGGATAGCCAGTAAATAGACTGGACCCATGCAGATAGCAAGACCATACCGAGACCTATGGTGGTGGCTCCACACGGAGACGCCACCATATCGTTATTACTGTTATTCCGGCGGTCGAGCCTCCGGTAAAAGCACCGCCGTCGCGCAAAGCCTCATACTCCGTGCCGCCAGCCAGCCAATCACCGTCCTATGCGCCCGCGAATTCCAGAACAGCATCGCAGACTCCGTGCACAAGCTCCTCGTCGCCACCATACGCAAATTCGGTTTGCAAGGCTTTGAAATAACCCGCGACAGCATCAGCCACATCAACGGCAGCACTTTCATCTTCCGCGGCCTACACAACAATTTCGAAAGCATTAAAAGCATCGAAGGCATCGACGTGTGCTGGGTCGAGGAAGCACAGACGATCGGCAAGGAAAGCCTGACTACGCTCATCCCGACCATCCGCAAAACCAATTCCACGCTGATCTTCACATGGAATCCACGGACAAGCCACGATACCGTCTGGACGTACTTCATCACCTCGGACTCAGAGGAACGTCACAGGCAGACCTGCCATTGGCACACCACATTCAAGGACGTGGAAAGACTCCTCAGCCCGGACGTGCTCGCCATGATCGAAGCCGACCGGGAAACCACCGACTTCGGCCACATCTGGCTAGGCCTCCCATACTCGGACACCGACAACCAACTCATCAGCGATAACATGATCCACGAAGCCATCCGCCGTACACCATCGGACGGACCGGTCACATTCGGTGTCGACGTAGCACGATACGGCAACGACCGCACCGCCCTCACCATCAAAAAAGGCAACCGTATCGAAACCCTCGAATCATGGACGCATTCAAGCATCGTCGACACCGCCGAACGGATCAGACTCCGCGCATCACAACACCACCCAATCGACATCCGCATCGACGACACAGGCGTAGGCGGAGGACTCACCGACCTCCTCAAATCATGGGAACTACCCGCCACCGGCATCAACTACGCCGGCAAGCCAAAAGACCCCCAATACCCCAACATCGCCTCAGAACTATGGTTTGATTTCGCTGCCATGCTCCCCCAACTCAGCATCAACCCACAACTCACCGACCTAGCCAAGCTCACCACCGAACTCACCACCCGCAAATGGCAGATAAACAGCCGCAACCAACGGCAAATCGAAAGCAAACAAGACTACAAGGACAGCATGAACCTAGGCAGCCCGGATCTCGCCGACAGCCTACTCCTCGCATGCTACGAGCCGCCACAACTCCCCTCATGGGACGTCATGGTCTGCTAGCCATCCAGTAGCCTACGGCCGGTAGAATGGTATGACAGAACACCCCAATCCGAAACGAGGCAAATTGACCATTCTCAGCAACCTACGCTCAGGCTTCACGAACGCTTTCGGCCGAACCGACGCCCCCCACTCGACACCCACCCCAGCCGGCGGCAACGCATGGCAGACAATCGGCGGCAACAACATCCCGATGCATGACACGTACGACAACATCTTCCCGTACGTCAACGCCATCGCACAACGCTTCAGCACAGTAATCCCCTACGCCGTCACGGCGGACGGAAGGAAACTCGACCCCGCACCAGCCGCGTTAAGCGCCCTATACGCGCCCAACGACACCTACAGCTGCCTCGAATTCCTCAAACTCATCGCCTCAGGCATACTCACCCAATCACACGTGGACATCCTCGTCTGGACCACCGAAGGACCCGGCGGCAACATCACCCCCGACAACATCACCGGCTACACCCTCCTCCCATTGAACAGCCGCGTCTACAACGACACCCGCTCCGACTGGTACCACCGCGTGACCATGGACCTCGGCGACGGAGCCCGCCCATACGAATTCACCCGCAACGAAACAATCGCGCTTTCGTACAGCCGTCACCCCAACGACCCCACGCGCGGCATCAGCCCCGCCATGACCATCAAAAAATGGGCCAACGTCGACGACATGATCGCCGACTACGAACGCGGCTTCTTCGGCAACAACGCAGTACCAGCCGGCATGCTCGGCATCGTATCCGAAAACGCCGAAGACTTCCAACGCAACCGCGCACGTCTCGAGGAGACCTTCCGCGGAGCCGGCAACAATAACGGCATCGTCTACAATATGGTGCCCGTCGACCCCCTAACCCACAAGCCCAGCCAAACCAGCAAACTCGTCTGGGTCCCATTCCAGAACTCCAACGACACGCTCGATCTGCAAACCGTATCCGACGTAGTCAACAACCGCCTAGCCAACGCGCTCGCAGTCCCCGACATCATCCGAGGCATCGACAACGGCCAAACCTACGCCAACGCCGAAATGGCCGAACGCGCCTTCATTGAAAACACCCTCAAACCCCTCTGCATGACAGTCTGGGACAAATGGCAATTCGAACTCGACCGCATCACAGGCGGCCTTGGCTACGGAATCACATTCACCCTCGACCTCCCCGCACAGACCGAAGTCGAGAAAGTCCAAGCGGAAACCCAACAAATCCGCATCAACAACCTCATCCAACTCGTCAACATGGGCGCAACCGTCGAAACCGCAGTCGAAGCACTCGGACTCCCCGAAGCATACCGCCGACTCGACCTACACCCCTACACGCCCAACACCCCCATCCTCCCATCCGCGAGAAACACCACGAAAGCCGCCAAACCAGTCGACGACACACCAACCGAACCACACCTGCTAACCGCCACCCGCACTTACGTCAACCGCGTCATCGGACTAGCAAAACGCTCCCAGAACAGCCTCCACGACGACCTCAAAACCATCGGCCAGCAGTGGATCCACGACGTGGAAGACGACCTCATGACACACCTCACCGAATACGCCCACAAAACCGGACTCAACCTCGAACAAGTCATCACCGCATGGGCCGAAACCTACCCCGACAACCCAATCGCAGTCGAAGTGCAAGGCTACACGCAAACCGACTGGCAGAAACTCTACGACTGGACCAAACTCCCAACAAACGTGAAGACCGCATACCTCGACCACTTGGAAACAATCGCCAACACGTCCTCCCAAACCATCACCACGAAAACCCTCGACCTCCTCGCCAAGGCCGACGTGGAACAGTGGAACGCACACCGACTACGCGACGAACTGACCCGGTTCGGCAACGAACACGCAGAACTCATCGCACGATGCGAAACCGTCCAAGCCCAAAGACTCGGCAGCCTGTATAGCGCACGCAACATGAGCGAAACGCTAGGCGTCCGACTGCAAAAGGTATGGCGAACCACCGGAGACAGCAACACATGCGACTTCTGCAAACACATGGAAGGCACCACCATCGGCCTTGACGGCTCATACCTGGATCACGGTGCAAGCGTCGAAGTCGGAGACCATACATACGTCAACAGTTTCGAAAACATGATCGCCCCTAACGGGCACCCGAACTGCAGATGCTACGAAGACTACGAAGTGGTGGAGGATTAAATGACGTACGACATCCACTGCAGGAAATGCGGACGCTACCTCGGCTCATGCGCGCGCGATACCGACGTGACACTCAAATGCCCAAATTGCCGAAGCCTACTGGAATATCACATCATGCTATTATGGGGACTTGAACACAAGCCCTCAAAGGACGTTCACGACAACATCACTACCACCGAATGAAAGGGTGACATGACCACTCGAAAGAGCTTCACCCACACCGGCGGCAACACTGAAACCGAAGGCCGAACCCTCACATTCCTCGCCAACTCCGGCAAGGTAATGTGCGGCGGACTCACCGTAGACCTCGACACACTCAAAGCCCCACTCACCGACGGGACCCTGAAACTCGTGTCAGACCTCGATGATTCCGACAGGCTCTCACTCCCCCTCCTCATCGACCACATGCCATCAGTCGAAGCCCAAGCCGGCACCATCACCCGCCTATGGATGACCGACGCCGGACTCATGGCCGAAGCCAGACTCAGTGAAGTCGACAACGGAGAACGCATCCGCCAGCTCGCAGCCGACGGATGCCTGACCAACAGTTTCAGCATCACCGTCGAGTTCAACCGACAGCCCGGCAAAGACGGCATCATCCACAATGGCGAACTGGTAGAAATCAGCGTCGTCTACCGTGGAGCCGACCCCCGAGCCGCATTCACCTCAATCAACAACCGAAAAGGAGACACCATGGATAATGGCCTCATGACCAAGCTGGCACGCACCGTCGCCCAGTTCAAGCTCGACCCCGACGAGGCAGCAAACCTCACCTCGTCCGTTACCGACATCATGAACGATGCGGTATCCGACATCACGGAAGCGATCGACGACCAGACCGACACCAACGAAGGAGACACCACAGTGACCACCGCCCCGGAAGAACCGACCCAGTCCGCCAACAAGCGTCCGCTCGTCATCATCAACAAGAGCAACCGTGCCGCCAAGCAGTCCGGCGTCGCCTCCTTCTCCCACACTCGTGAGACGTGGCTCGACTCCCCGGATGCCATGGCCGCATTCGAACGCACCCTCATCGACAACGACAACAAGGGCGTCGAAGCATTCCACAAGGAATGGGCCGACACCGTGTCCCGTAACATGGCCGACACCGCATCCTTCGGCGTAGGCAAGACCGACGTGGACAAGTTCATCCCGACCGAAGCCATCACCACCATCAGCGACGCGCTCAACACGCGCGGCAGCGGCTTGTGGAATCTCTTCCAGAAGACCGGCATGGACCGCCTCACCATCGGCGGCAACATTCTCGGCCTGACCGAAGCGACCCGCGCCCACGGTTATCCGGTCTCCTCCTACGGCACCAAGAAGCAGGAACAGACCCCCTCCTTCGTGAAACGTGAACTCACCGCCGACTACACGTACAAGTACATCACCCTCAACAAGGGTGACATCCGTCGTACGCAGAAGCCGGGCGCACTGCTCCGCTACATCCTCTCCGAACTGCCGAACTACATCGTCCAGACCATCGAACGTCAGGCTGTGCTCGGCGGCTACGAAGACATGGCCCACTTCCGTGCCATCACCACCGACGCAGCCGACGCCAAGTCGGAATGGGCTGGAAACAAGTTCGCACGCTCCTACACGCTCGGCGAGGAAACCCCGCTCATGGGCTTCGTCAAGGCTTCCCACATGGTCCGCGCACAGGGCAACAAGGTTCTCGTCTGCAATGCGGACACGGTAGCCGACCTGCTCATGAGCGCCGACGCTAACGGCAACAGCTTCATCGCTCTCGGCGGTGACGACACGCTCGCCCGTGCTCTCGGCGTCTCCCAGATCATCACCCCGGAATGGTGGACTGCGGATGATGACAAGAAGGTGGCTGGCGTGGTCCTGTCCGCTTCTCACTATACGCTCGTCGGCGACACGAGCGTCGAATCCTTCACGAACTTCGCATTGCAGACCAACACCAACGAATACCTGCAGGAAATCTACGCGGGTGGCGGTCTGGACGCTGAGAAGTCCGCAGTGGTCATCAAGCCGAAGGCCTGATAATGAACGCTGAAATGTATGCTCGAATCGGCGGCAAGGCACTGCCAGAAGACAACCTGAACACGGTCAAGGTCATTAACTTTGTGGACAAGGAAGGGCAGCCGGTGGCTTTCGGTCAGGGCGCTCAGGGTCCGGCTGGTCCGGCTGGTCCGGCTGGTCCGGTTGGTCCGGCTGGTCCGGCCGCCACGATCACCAAGGCCGCCCACGTCGACCCGACCGCCGGCACCATCGCCGACATCGTGAACGCACTGGTCAACGCTGGACTAATGGCATCCGCCTGACAGCCAGCCAATAAACACCATTGGGTCCTATCGTTACAATTGACGGTAGGACCTATTCATTTACCCGGAGGAAAAATGATAATCGACGACAGCATCATCACCCAAGTCGGCGAAACCGCCTACGCGACATGGAAAGACGCCGCACTCTCAGACCTAGCCAACATGCTCTGCATGAGCACATTCGAACAATCCATGACCAACATGACAGGCACCGTCAGCGACGACGGCACACACATCTACCTACCATCATGGTATTCAGAAATGTGGTCGGTCACCCCAATAGACGGTCCACTCGTCGACTACAACGTCATCTACACCAAAGACGACGGACTAACACCAGCCACCCAATACTCAAACGTTGTAATCCTTAACAAAACATGCCCAGCCGGCACAAAGTTCCTCATCAACGGCAGACACGGCTTCGCAAAACTCCCCGCCCCACTCACCAACATACTCGCCGCTATCATCCAAGCCGACCAGACGATGTTCGACCAGACAGCCCGTATTACCTCCAAGAAAATCGAAGACGTGAGCGTCACCTACGACACCAGCACGCAAACCACCCTCGAACACGCGCTCACCCCATACAAAGCACTAATAGACGCATGGAGTGTCTGTCGAATCCGACCCAACACAGGAGGAATCCTCAGCATGCCAACCACACACCACGACCTACCATGGTGGATGAACGAACAAGACCTAGGAGCAGCCAACCATGCCATCCTGTGACCCATTCAAACTATTCCCCAACCAAACCCAGCCAGCCACCATCTGGAAATACACGGCACCCGGCCTCGACAACATCCGAATAGCCGACGTGCAAACCATCATCAAACACTCCACCGAAAGCGACCAGCCAACCGAATACGGTAGCCGTATCGCCACCCGCCGCTTCCACATCCAACCCGACAACCTCCCCGAAACACTCCACGAAGACATGGAAGCATGGCCCGACCTCATACTCCAACTCACCAACGGACGCACCTACCAAATCACCAAAGCCAGCCGAGGAGACGACATGGACACCGGCAAAACCCTCTTCATCACCCTCACCGGCAACCCCTACGGACGGACCAGCCTATGAGCTACCAACTCAAAACCAACCCATCATGGACCCGCAAACTCTCCACCCAACAACTCAACAAAGGCGGCGTACGAATGATGACCGACATCCTCCGCCTAGCCCGCCAAAACGCGCCAGTCAAAACCGGAGCACTACGCAACAGCGGCCGCTTCCAACAAACCAACACACTCCACTGGCGCATCACCTTCGGCAACAGTCGAGTCCCCTACGCCCGCATCCGCGAACACACCAACCGACTCCACCCCAACACCACACGCTATCTCGAACGCGCCGCCACCACAGCAAACAACAAAATCAAAACCTACTTCAACCTCGACTAGAAAGAACCCACATGATAGACCTAGCAGTATGCATGACCCTCCAAAACGAAGGCTACGGCACCTACGGACAAAACCTCTTCTTCGGCACCAGCCCCATCCTCGACACCGGCACCGTCACCAGCCAAGAAGGCATATGGGTCAACAGCAACACAGTCGACATCAACGGCGACCTCTACACCGACCAAATCACCATCAGCAGCCGACACAACGACGTCCTCACCCAAGGACGACGCATGCTCCAACTCCTCAACCTCATCAACAACAAACTACCCCACTACTGCCAACTCACATGCCAACCAATCACCAACATCACTTACCAGTCAATCCGCACCCACCCAGCCACCGCCATAGACCTAGACGCCATAGACCACGAAGGACACTGGGTCAAAAGCATCCGCTTCCAAATCGACTACAAACTCGACCCCACAACACTGTAAAATAGACACAGCCAACAAACCCGAAAGGAAAAAACAAATGGCCTCATACCCACTCATCGGCAAAAAAACCGTCTACATCGACGACATGATCATCCCACCCGACTACGTACAAGACGAAGTCGGCACCATCACCCTCACCCCCAGCACCACCGAAATCGCCAGCCAATCCGGCACCATCAAAGTACCAAACGGCAGCTACGACGAACTCAGCTTCGAAATCAACATCATCTGCCCCAGCGTCCGCTTCCTCGGCATGCTATTCCCCGAACTCTACCACAACGCCAAATTCAAACGCGTCATCAGCGGAAACACCAGCGAAACCGGACAAGTACGATTCGGCGGCAACGAATGCGTAAGCAACACACCACGAAACATCATCATCCACAACGTGTGCGACGGACACTCCAGCGCCCAAGACTTCCGCATCCCACAAGCCCTCATCAGCGCCGGAGGCGAATTCAAAGTCAGCCTCAGCGACCCATTCGTCGTCACCCTCACCGGCACCATGACAGCCAGCCCCGAAGGCGCAGTAATCATGGGCGAACTCAACCTCGACACGCCATCCTACTATGACGAGACCACCGGTTCCATCAAAACAGCAGAAAGTTCAATCACCGAACTAAATGCCACGCCGTCCACCATCACCGGCAAAGCCAACGACACGATGAAAATCAATATCACCGCCATGCCTAACGGAGCTGTCGGCGATATCACCGCCACCGTAGCCGAAACAGGCTTGGCAGAAGCCACAGACAATGGTGACGGCACGTGGAACGTCACCCTGAAAAAGGCTGGCGACGGCACCATCACCTTCAAGTCAGGAAGCGTGCAGACCGTCGTCAACGTCACTGTGACAGACTGAACCAAATAAGAAAGCCCGCCACCGTTACAATACGATGGCGGGCCTTCCGATCAACACAATGGCATATAAAGGAGCCAACATCCATAATACCATAATCAAAGGAGCACCAATGACTGCACCGATCCTGAACATCGACACTCGCAAGTCTTTCCGTACCCTCACTGTCAAACTTGACGGCGTCATCTACACCATGCGTCCCCTCGGCTCGAAGGACATGCTCACCATCCTCGACCATGCCGAAGCACTCGACAAGCTAGCCAACGGCCGAATGACCGAGGAAACGCTCGCCACCGCAACGGAAATCATCTTCCCACTCGTCGAATCGCTCATGAGCCCCAACAATGCTTTCCACGAATGGGCACAACAGACGAAACAGCGTAGCGACCTCGCCTACATACGAGCAATGACCGCACTATGCAAGCCCATGGCCAAAAACCTCGCCCTCGACATCAAAGGCTGACAATCAACATGCGTTCATGGGATAGCCTCCTCACCCCCGCCGAACGACAGCGGATGCAAGCCTACAAGCAACAGGAAACGACACAACATTCCCCTACTAGCATCCGCATTCTCGCCGAACTCGGCGACCTCTACGGGTGGGAGGCCATCCACGATGCACTGGAAAACAGGCTGGCACCAGACCTCATGATCGCCCTGATCAAAGAAGGCCGCCACCTCCACCAAGTCCACCTAGCCGAACAATACAGGTTAACCTTCGAATGCTTGACCGCCGCATTCACTAAACACGGAGACCAAAAAATCAGTCGCATCATAACCGAACTAGGAAAGGACTAAACATGGCTGACAGCACACTCATTCTCGACGCTGAAATCAACACTTCGGATTGGGAAGCCGGTGTTAAGACCATCCAGTCCGGTAGCCGGCAAATAGAACAGTCCTCACGCCAAGCTGGCGAAAGCATGGACCAGATCGACAAGTCGGCCACCAAAGCTTCCGGTGGTACCGGTAAATTCGCTGCCATCGCCGGTACCATGGGAGGCTTGGTCTCCACCGGTATCAGCATGGCCGTGGACGCTATCTCGGATCTTAGCGGTGATATCATCGAAGCTTCCGACAGCGCGCAAAAGTTCGCGAGCACGCTGAGTTTCGCCGGCTTGGACACGAGCACTATCGACCAGTTGACCGCTTCGACGCAAAAGTATGCCGACCAGACAGTGTACGACCTGTCAGACATTCGTAACACGACCGCCCAGTTGGCTGCGAACGGCGTCGACAATTACGCAAACCTAGCCGAAGCGGCCGGTAACCTGAACGCCGTCGCTGGCGGTAACGCGGACACGTTCAGATCGGTTGGCATGGTATTGACTCAGACGGCCGGTGCTGGCAAGCTCACGACCGAAAACTGGAACCAGCTGAGTGATGCTATCCCGGGCGCGTCAGGCAAGCTTCAGGAAGCCATGCTCAAGAACGGCGCGTACACGGGTGACTTCCGTGACGCGATGGCCAAAGGCGAGATCACCGCTGAGGAATTCAATAAGGCCGTCATGGACTTGGGTATGACGGACGCGGCGAAGGAAGCGGCCACGAGCACCCAAACCATCGAGGGTGCCATGGGCAATCTGGAAGCTTCCGTCGTGAATGTGGGCGTGCAAATCTTGGACTCGTTCAAAGGCCCGTTGACCGAAGGCATGAGTGTTCTCGCCGAGGAGATCGGCGGTCTGCCGGCAATGTTCAAGGGGCTCGTGTCGTCGGCCGGGCCGGCCTTACAGCAGATCGGGAACGTGTTCCAGTCGTCGTTTGCTCCGGTCGGTAAGATCGTGTCCGGTCAACTGTTACCCGCCTTGCAGCCGTTCATGCAAGCCTGTCAGAATCTGGGTTCTGCGATCATGCCGGTATTGGATGCCGCTTTCCAAGCGTTTACACCGGTGTTAGGTTCACTGGTCGCGAAGCTTACCGAGGTTGGGGTTACGATCATGACCACTGTCACGCCGGTCATTAACAACATAGCCGCGGTAGTGCAGGCCGTACTGCCAACCATTCAGGCTGCGTTCACGACGGTCGCGTCAACCATTCAGGGGGTCATCGACGCGGTGTTCCCGTATATTCAGACGGTGATCACGACGGTGATGAACGTCATCAACGCGATCATTACCACGGTCTTGGCGGCCGTGCAAGGCGATTGGGATGGCGTATGGGCTGGTATCGGCAATCTTGTCTCGACCGTGTGGAATGGTATCAAATCGGTCGTGTCGGCCGGTGCGAACGCCATATCCGGTGTCATCTCGACTGTTTCGGGGACTATCAATACCGTCTGGTCCGGTTTATGGAATGCGGTCAAGGGATTGGCATCCAGCGCGTGGAATGGTATTACCGGTGCGGTCCGTAACGGTGTCAACAGCGTGGTGAACACGGTCAGTGGCATCGGCGGTAAGATCAAGGGCGCGTTCAGTGGCGCGGGCTCTTGGCTGGCTTCGGCTGGTCGTAATATCATCCAAGGTTTGATCAACGGCATCAAGGGTGCCATCGGTAATGCGGTAGCGGCTGTCAAGGGAGCGGCGTCCAGTATCGTCAACGCGGCTAAGAGCGCGCTTGGCATTCATTCCCCGTCCCGTGTGTTCCGTGATGAGGTTGGTAAGATGATCCCGGCCGGTTTGGGTGTCGGTGTGACGATGAATGAGAAGTTGGCGGTCCAACCGGTGCAGAGCATGGTGTCCAGTTTGCTTCCTTCTTCCCTTATGAATCCTGTTTCGGGTGGAATGTCCTCTCCGGTGGTGTTGTCTGACAATAATGGTCCTCGCGTGTCCGCTCCGATTACCGTGAATGCTTCCGATCCGACGATGGCTGCCCGTGAAACGGTTCGAATGATTAATTTCTGCTACGTGTGATAAGGATATGATGGGTTTATGAGTATGTTTCTTACCGATCCTCGTGATCTCCAGTTGACGTTGGGTGGTTTCCCTCTTTATGGGGTGGATGATACCGGTTGTGAATGGCATGTGACTTTTCAGGACGTGTCTGGCTTGTTCGATGGTGTCGCGTCCACGTTGAAAACGAGCGAGAAGGCCATGACCAATGGCTGGTATGGGAATTTGCCCCGTTTGGGAGGCCGGACCATCACGATCGAGGGGCATATCATCGGCCGATGTACGGAATCATGCATCACGTCATGGAACGCGTTTAAAAGCATTCTAAGCCTTGACGGGATGACGTTGACCGCACGATTGGGGGATATCGGCCGTCAGGTGCAGGTATGGCAGTCAGGTTCCGTCCCGTTGGTCAAATGGGCTGGGGTGAACGTGCTCCGTTTCAGTGTTGGATTGACGTCTTTGAGTCCGTACTTGTATGGGTTGGATTCGGTGTCCGGTGTTACGGGACTGCCGAGTTCGTCGGGTGGTATGGTCTTCCCTTCCCATTTTGGGAACCCTTCGCTACAGGATGATGTCTCATCGTTGTGGATGTGGAGTGAGAAGGTTACATCCGGTCGAGTACGGTTGACGAATACGGGAAACTCTCCCGCTCCCACATTCATTCGTATCGATGGTCCTGTCTGGGATCCTCAAGTGTTGCATGTGGAGAGTGGTCATATCGTATCTTTTAACACGGCGCTTGGTCTCGGCCATTACGCGACTGTTAATGGGGTGACTCATGAGATCTTGATTGACGGTAAGAATCCAGCGCACGCTTATGTTTCCCGACGTGAGTTCGGCCACGCGGTACCCGGTGCCAATGAGTGGCGTTTCACCGCGGACGCTTATTCGGATAATGCGCGTATGACGGTTTCGTTTTATCCAGCTTACATGTAGGGAGTCGTTATGAGTGTTTCTGGTAAATGGTTTGGTTCGCCGCGTCTGGATAGCCAACGTGTCTTGTGGGATACTGACAGTTTACAATTCTTCGCTGTGTCTTTGACTAGTGGAATTGTATTGGCGGAATTTCCGGACTTGCATGTGTCCAAGCTTTCGTATCGTCTTGAAGAAACGACGAGCGAAACGATGATGCTTCCGTGGCGGAATATCCCGTCTAATTGGGATGAGGCTACGATCCCGTATGGGGTGGCTGTTCTTTTGGTACGTGGCTCGACTGTTTTGTGGGGTGGTATCATCGTTAAACGCGAGCGGACATTGCAAGGTGAGGGTTTGACGCTCACGTTGGCAAGTATCGAACATTATTTTGATAGCGTGTACGTACGGGATCACGTGTATTCGAATCGTGACCAGTGCGAGATCGTGAAGGATCTCGTGGCGAATACGCTTAAAGATCACAGGTTCATGATTGAGGTGGATACGGCGGCTAGTAGTATTCGTCGTGATAGGACGTATGAGGAGTCTTCGGATAAGACTTTACTGAGTGCTCTCCAAGAGCTTTCGAATGTACAGGACGGTCCGGAATGGTGTACGTCATGGCGTGTATCGGGAGGACGGTATGTTCCGGTTTTGACGATTGCGGATCGGATAGGGTCCAGTAATCCTGTCACGACGTTTGATGAGAGCGTGATGACGTCTTTTAAGGTTGTGGAAGATTATACTTCCGGCTATGGTGCGAACATGGTCACGGCGGCGGGCGCTTCAACGGGTGAAGATCAATTGCGTTCTGATGTTATGGTGGCGGAACAGTCTTCTCGGCCGATCGTGGAGTATGTAGTCCGGCCGTCGTCGAGTATCACACAGAAGGAAACGTTGAACGCTCATGCTTTGTCAAGGTTACGGCAGATTCAGGATGGTACGAATACTGTTAGTATAACGTTGAGTCTAATGGCAGCACCGGTCGTTTATAAGGAATGGGAGCCCGGTGATATGATCGCGTGGACTATCGCTGATGATAGCGGGCGTTTCAATGGTTTTGACCATGGTAAGGCGCGCGTTGTTGGATATGATATTGATTTTAGTGGCGTGTGGACTATTACGCCTGTGGTGCAGTAGGGAGGTCATGGATGCAAGGCAAGTTTAGGTTTTCGTTGGATGGGGTGGATGCTACCGCTCGGCAGTTTGCGGATGTTCGCCGTCAACTGCAGGAGTTGACGGCGAGTGGTGGTAAGAGTGTCAGCCGATTGGGTGAGCGGGTTTCCGGTGTCGAGAAGGTTTTCGAATCGTTGACCAGTGAGCAGAGTCAGGCTGATGCTGGCGAGACGAATGCGGTGGTGGTGCCGGCTCATGGTGGTACCGGTGTTCGTAACGTGTTTGATAATCCGCTTTCGTTGGCTCCTCGGAAGCTGGTTTATGCTCTTTCTGATGGTATGTTGGGGGTTGACTGTTCGTCGGTGTATTCGGTCGTGAATGTCGGTGATGCTGACGAGTTCATCCCGGTTGATGCTCTTCGTCGTGTGAAATGGCGAGTGTATTGGTTGAAGGATGATCTGAATCTGAGGCTTGATGACGCGCAGCCGGTCGTCGGCTTGTTGGCGGAAGATTTGGACAATGCGGGGCTTGGGTTTTTCTGCGAGTATGACGTGGATGGGAATCCGACCGGTATTGATTATTCGAAGTTGAGCGTGGCTGCTTTACGGCTGGCTCAACAGGCTATGGATGAAGTAGATGAGCTTAAGGCTGTCGTTGAGGAGCTTTCCACGAAGATTGGTAAAATAGAGGAGACCTCCGTTAAGAAATCTACTGTTGGAGAGTAGTTTATGAGTATTGTTATGCATCCTTTGACTGCTTTGGATGGGTCACCGGTTTATACGGCTGATGATTACCGGCATGCTGTCAATCCTTTTATTTTCCCGTCAAATGCTACTTCTTTTCATTGTATTCAGGGGGTGCGTGCTGGTGTTGTTTCTCCGATGTGTTCGTTGGAGGGGTTGACGGTTAGCGTTCTTCCTCATTGCGGGGTTATCGCTCCGTGGACTGGTGTAGGCGTTTACACTTATGCTGTTACTGAGCCCATTAGTGTGGACATTCCGGATTTGACTGGCAGGTATAAGATTGCCATCACGTTGGAAGATCCGAGCCAAGGGCATGGTGATGTTCCTCGCGGTTTACTCCAAGCGTTTTCGATCAGCGTCGCGGATAAGGATATTCCCGGACTGGTGCTCGCTCATGTTAATGCTGGTGTCATTGGGGATGTGGCGACGCGGATTAATCAAAGTTCCTTGCTTTATGTCAAGGACGCGGCGTGGGTGTCTGATATAGCGGCTATGAACGGACAGGAGGCGATCGCGGAATCAGATGGCGGGCGGTATAAGGTTATTAACGGTTCTTGGCATCGCGTGGATGATATTCAATTGATACCCGGCCAATGGCTTAAGGATTGGCCTGGTACTACCTACAAGTGTGCTCTTTCTGGTAATGTCGCAACTTTGTCTATTAAGGCTGTCCGAGGTCCTGAGTGGAAGGCTAAAGCGTGGGATAAGAGCCAGATCTTTACGTTCCCTGATTTTTTGAAGCCGAAGCTTATTGATATTAATATTGCTGCAGTTGGTGCGGACCATTCTGCTTTTCAGTTGGATCCGTCTGGCTTGTATGTGCGTCCTACTGCAGACGTCACGTATGGTACTGGGTCGTGGATATCCGCGGCTTTTTCGTGGCCTGTCTGATATAGGAAGCCCCGGTTGGTTGCCGGGGCTTTTTTGTATGGTGTGGGGTTAGAGTGGGCAGATGCGGTCGCGTAGCTCGTCTGGCAGGGATGGTTTGGGGTGGCGTGTGAGGAATTCTCCGTCGATCACTTCACAGAATTTGGCTAGCCAGTGGCCTAGCGAGCGTATATAGCCGGTTTCGAGGTCGTTGACGTGTTGGAGTTCGTCTCGGCTTTCGATGAGTTTGTCTATTTTTTGGTCTTGGGCGTCTATTTGTTTTTTGAGTTCGCCTTGTGCTTCGACGAGGTGTTGGTAGGCGGTGGTGAGGTTGTTGCGTCGTGTGGTGGCCCATGTGATGGTGCCTCCGATGGCTATGCCGATGATTCCGAGGAGTGGTGATATTAGATCATTCATATGACTAAGTCTATCGTATGGTGGTTTGGTAGGATGAATGGCATGAGTCGTGAATCTATCGAGGATATCGTGTTGATCCTCTTGTCGTCGTTCCTTATTGGGGTCATGGTGGTGGCTGGCTATCTGCTTGTCACCGGGATCCCGGCTTTCGCCCGTTTTCTGTTTACTGTCTGGTATGTTTTAACTGTCTGAAAGGAAACAAAATGTCATATGAATACATTACGAAGTATGATAGTCCGAATTATACGAGCGGCCGCCCGTATGGGATCAAAGCTATTGTGATCCACTGGTGGGGTGATCCGAATACGCATCCGACGTTCGAGGGGGTCATCAATACCCTGTGCAGCAAGGCTCGTGGCGCTTCCGCGCATTATGTGGTCGAGGCTGGCCGTGTGGCTTGCATCGTGGATCCTGATGATCGTGCTTGGCATGCCGGTGACGGCGTGGGTGTCCGCTCCAAGGGCAATGACATGGGTATCGGCATCGAATGTAACCCACGCCAGTCCGATGGTGATTATCTGACCGTGGCACAGCTGATTCGTGATTTGCGTGCCGAGTATGGTGATCTGCCGTTGATTCGTCACCGGGATTGTTATAACACGCAGTGTCCGGGACCATATGATCTGGATCGGTTGGATCGTTTGTCTCGTGGTTTGGTGGCTCCGTCGAATCCGGTGCCTGTCCAGCCGGCTACGCAGTCGGTGACCAAGCTTGTGGTTGATGGGTCTTGGGGTCCGTTGACGATGCGTCGTGCTCAGGAGGTTGCCGGCACGTCTGTGGATGGTGTCATGTCCGGGCAGATCCGGTGTATGGAGAATCAGAACATCGCCTGCTTGGAGGAGGGGACTTCGGGCAGTGATTGGGTTGAGTGGATGTCGCATCGTTTCGGTATCACGGATAGGCCGCGTAATGCGGGTCCGGAGTTCATTCACCGTTTCCTGATGGAGATGAACGGTTTCCCAGGTGATGGTATTATCAGTCCTGTTCCGAGTATGGCCGTGGAGGAGTTCCAGAAGCGGCTTAACGATGGCCGGATTTTCAACTGATTGAAAGGATTGTTTATGGCTAAGCATGCAGTGTTGGCTGATGATGAGCTGACTGGTGAGCCGACGGTTGATACCGCTATTACGAATGAGTGTGCGGACGGTTCGGATAATTATGTGCCGACGTTCGATGCTGAGACGCGTCGTTGGGCGTATTTGGTGTCCGGACTGGTAGGTATTGCCGGTGCTGTTGCGAGCCTTGTGAGTGCCGTGCCGGGTGTCCCGTCGTGGGTTGCCGTGGTCGGTGGTGCTTGCGCGCTGGTTGGTTCCGGTGTGGCTGGCTTGTTCGGCGTGCATTATGCCGGTGTGAGCCGCTAACCGTCCTTGATATGTAAAACGCCCCGTGTTCGGCTTGTTCGGCCGACTGCGGGGCGTTTCTGTATGTTCTGGGGTTACTTCCAGTAGAAGAAGTGAAGTGTGATCGGCGCTGTCATGGTGAAGTCGTATCCGATGCCGTTGCCGATTTTATGGATTGGTGTGGTTTTGACTTCTTCGAGGACGTTCAACAGGCCGTAGAGGTAGATGAGGGCGTCGTAGTCTTTGATTCCGATTTGGCCGTAGGTAATTCTCGGGTCGATTCCGTCTTTGTCGAGGAGGGTGCCGATTTTCGGCTGGCGTGTGATGAGGTTGATGATGGTGGTGAGGTATTTGACGGTTTCCATTGTTTGCTCCTTTTGTGTTGTGTAGGCTTTCCGTCTGACGTTTTTAATATATCATAAAAGGCGTGCCGCGATACTGCGACACGCCGCTGGATGGGGTTCAGTCGAAGAAAATGCCGTGGCCGAGTTTGGCATTGAGCCGCTGCCGGTATTCCTTGCGCGGATGCCTCAACCCGTTTTCCCACATCATGATGATGGTCGGGCTGGATACGTGGATCAGTTTGGCGAGTTCCGTCTGAGTGTATCCGTAGCGGTTTCGCCAGTATTTGAGCCGCTGCATGCCGGTCGTCTGTTCCTTGATGAGCCTGTAGGGGACTGGGGTGTGGCTGCCGTCCGGTCTGATGGAATAGAAAAGCCCCGTATAGGCGTTCTGATGTATCGTGAGCTTTTTGCCTTCGATGGTGACCGTGAATGGTTTCGTTGCCATGGTGTTTTTATTTCCTTTCTCCTGATGTTGCTGTGAAGTTGCCTTGCTGGATGCGTTCCCGGCCGTCTTGGGTGAGTTCCCACCGCCAGCAAGGGCGGTTGTGTCGGCTGAGACCGTTCCTGTCGACGCGATGCGCGTATCCGGCTCGTTCGAGTTCGACCAGACGGCTTCTTAGGCTTTGCGGGGTGTCTTTGAAGCCGACGATTTCAGCGAAGTCTACGAGCGTTTCCGCGGTGATTGGGACTGCTTTGAATGAGAGGATGGTGAGCACGTGGAGTTTTGGGGTGTCCATTTTATATTCTGCTTTCTGCTTGATGCCGGTAGTATGCTGCGATTGCGGTGGCGGTGGCCCATCCGGCGAGCCATTTGAGGCCGAAGCGGATATGGGCGGCTTTCGCTGCTACTGTCCATGCGGGGAGTGTCATGTATGGGCTGAGGCACCATCCGCAGTAGGCGAGCGATCCGAAGCTGGCGAGTAGTTCGTTGTTCTCGTCTTCGGCTTTTTTGGAGATCTTGTTGCGTAGGGTTGAGAAAACGTATCCGGGGCCGGGTGAGAGTTGGGTGACGCTTGTCGCGTATCCTGCCGTGAGTCCTGCGGTGATGACGGCGGTCCACCATGTGGTTTTCATTCTGTAGTCCTTTCGGTGGTGGTGATGGCTTGTTGAGTGTATTGGATGGTGCCGTCCATGAGTATCATCGGATATTTGATTGGCTGTCCTTGGTTTTTGGCAATGGTTCTCATCATTGTTGCTACTAGGCTGCCTGATGGCACGATGTGGAGTTTTCGGTTTGCCTGTCGTGCTCGTGTCATGCATTCGTTTAGATATTTCATGGTTTCTGGATTGCAGCGGGGACAGCCTTCTACGAGTACGTATATCGCGGGGCTGGTGAGGAGGATTTTTGGTGTCATTAGAATGATGCTCCTGTCATTTCGGTGAGTGTGTCGATGATGTGGAGGGTGTTGAGTTGTTTGCGTTTGTGGTCGGCGATGAGGGTTTTGATGTCCTTTCGGTGGATTGGGATGATTTGGTGTCGCGCGTCTCCGTAGACTCGTGGGTCGTACATGCTGAAGTAGAGGGTTTCAAGCGTGTCGCAGACCACAAAGTATTGGAGGACTTGCGCCCGGTATGTGTCGGGGACGAAGTCGATGCCGGTGGCTTTGAGGCTCGTGGTTTCCGGGGGGAGGACTTGTGCGGCTGCGTCGGCCAGATTGTCCGGCAGTGTGTGTTGGCGGATGAGTTGCGAGTGGATCATCCATGGGATGACGGCTTGGAGGTGGTAGGCGCTTCCTAGGCTTTTGCATTCGATGGCCCATGTTGGGTTTTTGGTGTTTTCGTGGGCGTCTGGGCTGCATGCGAGTCGGTCGTCTTCGTCGCTTTCCCAGATGCCGCAGTCGGTGATGCAGTCCTTTTCCTCGTATCCGAGTTGTTGGAGGGTGAGGTGGATGTTTTCGGGTTCGAGTCGGTGGCCGCGGTCCATGGGGTTTTCTCCGTCTGGCTGTTCTGCCATGGTTTCGGCTAGGAATTTCCAGAAGTCGATGCCTACTTTGAGTCGTTTGTTTTTTGCTTCGGTTTCGGTGAGTAGTTCGTCGTATTTTAGTGCCGTCCGGAAGTGTTCTTCGGTTTCGTCTTTTGTCGTTGCCTTTTTTGCTTGTTCGAGTGCCTTGTCCCGGTATTTGATGATTTTTTTGGTGTCGGTTTGCTGGTAGTGGTCTAGGGCTAGGTGGCTGCTTTTGGTACCGGTGATGCGGCCTAGGCGTTCGTTGAGCCATGCGTTGGTGTTGTTGGCTTGGGATAGGTTGATGTTTTTCATTGCTTTCCTTTCTTAGGTGATATTTATACTATATCACATGGGAGGGCGTGTTGGAGTGTCGGTGCCATGCCCGTCTGTCATGGCTTGGATACGGGAAAGCCCCGACGTGATATCGGGGCTTTTCCGTTCTACATCTTGTTGATGGCCGTCATGAGCTTCGTCATGTCGGATTGGGTGATCCCCCGCCAGCCTTTGACGGGCCGCCCGACTGTGCCGCTGATGAATTCGCCGCGTGCTTCGCCGGGGATGGCGTGCGCGTCCATGGCTTTGACGAGCGTGGCGTACTGGTCCGCACCTATCGGCCGGTCGGCCGTGTCGAACTTCTGCTTCGCGTATCCGCCGTCGTCGTCCTTGTCCGGGAAGATGCCGAGGACGGTGGTGAGACTGTAGCGGCGTGCGTAGGTGATGGCGCTTCCGACCTGTTGCGGGTCGCCCGTCACGAAGAATGGGTATTCGCAGACCGTCATCTGGTCGGTGTCGTCGAAGATGACGGTTTCGATGGTGCCGAGGATTTGGCGTCCGTCTCCTGTGCCGTTGAAGGTCACTTTCTGAGTGAATGCGAGCCCGTGTTTCTCGAAGATCGGTTTGATGTTCTTGAGGAGTGTGGCGAGGTTGAGGTATTTGTAGGTGCGGCTTCCGGCGTTGGCGGTTTCGTCGGTGCTGAAGTTCGGGACTTCGTTGAGGACTGCGGCGAATTTGTGGTTGAGGTTGTTGCCGTTGTTGTTTTCCATGATTGGCTCCTTTTTCTGGTTGTGTCGTGGGTCAGTGCTTGTAGATCGGGTAGACGACGGTCATTGGCGTTGATTCGGTGACGTTATTGTAGATGGCTTCGAGGGTTTCCATGCCGCCGATGTTGTAGGTCTGTGCGTAGAAGTCGATTCGTTCCGGATTGTTTTTGGTGAGCATGTAGAGGTAGCATGCCCATTCCGCGCCGTTGTGGTCCCATTCATAGTCTTCGAAGGCTTGGGAGTAGTCGTCGAGGGTGACGTATTTGTGGTCTCCGACGTGGTAGATGACGCCTTTCGGCGCGTGGTCGGTGTCGTAGTGGCTTTTCCTGTCGAGGCGGACGTCGATGTTGTGCATCATGGCCTTGATTTCGTCTGTGGTGATGGCGTTCATTGGTTGCTCCTTTGTGTTTGTGTTTGTCAAGCTCTTTACTTGATGTGTCTAATATATCATAAGGGGCGTGCCACGATACTGTGACACGCCGTGTTCCGTAGATTTTCCTGTGTTTTACCGTCTCCTGTAGGAGATGAGTACCGTGAGGGTGAGCATCAGTAGCGCAATCAACTCATCAGGCGGTTCCATGCTTCCTTCTTCTCGTACTCTTTGATGACGGCTTCGATTTCCTCCCTGCAATACTGCGGGATGATCGATGCGAATTCGTCGATGGTCAGCCCGTCATTATGCCATTTGATGATCTGGTTTTTCGTCGCTTTCTTCATTTTCTACTCCTTGTCGGCATGATGAATTTCATGTAATTGTCGTGGATCTCCCTGACGTAGTCCTCGTCCATGTCGAGGATTTCGGCGGTCTTCTCGACCGACTGGTCGAGATCGAAGAGGTAATGTTCGATCAGAAGCCGGTCGAGTGGGACGTCATTTAGCTTGCGCATTGTCTTCTTCTTCCTTCATCATTCGGTTGATTGCTTCGATGACCAGATGCCAGTCGCTTCGTCCGATGCAATACCATGCGGCTCTTTCGAGGCCGGTGGTTGATGCGACGAGCTTGCGGACGATGAGGCCGCACCTGCCGGAGTTTTCCGTCTTTTCGTGTCTTGTGGCCGCTTTCCGCGCGTACCATCGGGCTTTTTTCAGGTCTTCGATGGGGTCCCCTTTGTCCTTGTATCGCCATAGGTATTTGATGACGTTGCCGGTGCAGAAGTATTGGCGTTTGGCGAGGAGGATGCATTCGTAGCCTATGTTGCGGCCGTTGTAGTGCGTGGGATGGTTGATGTTGTCTGTCATTTGTTTTCCTTTGCTTCTTTTGCGGCTTTGGCTTTGGCTCGTCGTATGCGTGCTCGTTCGCGTTGCTTCCTGACGTATTCGGCTTTTTGCTCCGTGGTCATCGCATGGTATCGTGCTCGCTGTTTGGCGAGCATTTTCTCCCTCCATTCCGGGTCAGTGTGGTATCGGAGGCGTGCGGCTTCGCGTTTTTTCTTCAGGGTTTTCGGGGCTGAGTGGTATTCTTTCTGTTTTGCCTCGTATTGTTCTGCGTGTTCCTCCCTCCATTTGCGGTTCGCTTCGGCTCTTTCCTCCTTGTGGCTGTGATAGTATCTCCAGTCGCTGATTTTGCGTCGTTCGTCGGCGGATGGTCGGCTGTCGCGCATTTCGTTGATCCAGTCCATTGTGTCTTGATCGGTGAGGTCGATTTTGATTGGTTCTTTGGTTTTTCTTTTGGCCATGTGGGTCACTGTGCCTTTCATAGCGATTTTCTGATGCAGTCTGCGACGTCTTCCGGGTAGAGATTGCCGAATGCGCCGTTGTAGAAGGAGCTTTGGGTGGTTAGTTCGTCGTGTTCGTCGTACACCCTTATTTCGGTGTCGTCCGGGTCGCTGTAGGCGATGATGTACACGGTCTTCTCGCTGCCCCGTTTTATGATGCGCACTGCTGAATCGCCTGGGTCGCATTCGGTTCCTGTTAGCGTGTAGTCGTCGCCGAGGTATGCCAGTGTGTCTGCTAGTTCGTGGATGATGTCCCTGACGTTGTTGTTGTCAGCCATTTTTGTTTCCTTTCTTGTGTCGGTGTCGGTTAGAAGCTTTTTTCGATGTAGGTGATGAGGTCTAGGAAGACGAAGGACGGGTCGTCGGCGTCCCATTGGCTGATTTCGAGTGGGTCGTCGTCGCAGGTGTCGTCGTATAGGGCCAGGTCGAGGACGCTGCTGCCGTAGGGCTTGTTTGCGGTGATATGCATGCTGCGGTCTGAGCCTGTTTTGCTGATGATAATGGTGTCTCCCCGTCCCATGTCGTTGACGTATTTCTCGTCGTATTCGTAGGGGAGGCTTCCTTGCAACGCGGTGAATAGGAGTTTCAGGATTATACGGCTGCTCATTTTCTGGTTTCCTTTTCTTTTTTGTGGCTTGGTGTTTTCCTTGCCTGATATGTATCACTATACCCGGTTACGAGACGTGACACGCCGATGGGTAAAAAAAAGGCGGCACGTTTTTTACGCGTGTCGCCTTGATGTGGGGCATCGGTTAGAGGCTGTTCTTGATGGCGGTTAGGATGTTATCGAGGGTGAAGTCCGGAGAATCGGTGTTCCACAGGTAGACTTCGCCGTCTTTGGCAGGGTCATCGCCGTCATCGTATACGAGCACGGTGAAAGTGTCGTCGTTTAGTTCACTTGCGGAGATTTGCATGATGCGGTCGGAGTTTTCTTTGATGATTAAGATGCTGTCGTACGTGCCTTCGCCGTTGAGGAAAGTCTCGTCGTATTCGTAGGGCAGGCACCCATCGATGACGCTGAATAGGTTTTGCAGGTTTTGCAGGTTTTCCTTGTTGTCCATTTCGGTTTCCTTTGTCTTGTTGGGGTGCTGTCACAGATAGAGGAGTTTCCTCAAGTCTTCTGAATCGTTACGGGCTTTTCTTTTTCTTCTATCCGTGTTATTGACTTCTACTGGGAAGCACATTTCAACCAGTCGACTGTAGATGCGCTGTCTGCAAGTGTCCGTCTGGCCTATTAATTCTTCCTTCGAGAGGTTGGTCGTGATGATGAGCGGTTTCCCACTCCGATACCTCGAGTCGATGATGTTGAAAATCATTTCGTTCATGAAAGACGTGTTGCGTTCCGCGTTTAAATCGTCGATGACCAGCAGATCCAGTCGGTTGAAGTCGTCGAGGTATCTTTGCTTGCCTTCGAACATTCCTTGAATCGTGTTCGTGATTCGGGCGAAGTTGGTCACCATGCATGGGTGGCCTTGGTTGATGAGTTCGTTTGCGATGGCTGCCGCGAGGAACGTTTTGCCGCTGCCGACGGGGCCGTGGAATAGTAATCCTTTGCCGTGTTTTTTCATTTCCGTGAAATTGTTGACGTATCGGTGTGCGATGTCGGATGCGTTCTTGTTCGTTCTGTCGTCGTTGGTGAATGTCCAGTTGGCCATTTCTGCGTCGGGGAAGCCTAGTTTTCTGAGACGTTGGACTTCGATCCGCATGTCTTGTTCTCGTCGGGCTTGTTCTTCGGTTTTCCGGCGTTCGCGTGCGCAGTCGCAGGGCGTGTACGGTTTCTTCTCTTTGCTGTCCCATTTGGCGATGAAGCGGCATTGTTTTGGGGTGTGGCATTTGCCGCACATGAGGAGGCCGTCCTCGTTGAGGTAGTCGCCTTCTTCGTAGTGGCTGTCTTGGCTTGCCTTGCGGGCTATGGTTTCGATGATGTTGGTTTCCATTAGTATTCCTTTCGTTGTGTATACATGTGATTGTATCTCATGTATGTGTTGTGGGGGGTTTCGGCGTGTCGTTACCGGGTTATAGGTAGGGGCCGGTAACGCTTGTGTGCGGTTATCGGCTGGGGTCGTGTCTCACCATCCGACCGTGCAGCTTGGTTCGGTACCTTCAGGTACTGGCGGGCAGTACGGTGAATAGTTGGAGGTCGTGTTGTTCGGGTTGTTTTGTGGCATTGACTTGGCGTTGAGGTAGCCTTCGAATTTCGGACCGAAAAGGGTTTCGGGGCGGAGGTATTTGGCCATGTCGCGGTTGTTGAGCCAGTCGGCGCATTTCTTGTCGATGACGGTCTTGATTTCGTCGACGGTGAAGCCTTCCTTGAGCCGTGCATTGATGAGTTTGCGTGTGCTTGCGGTGGTGGCCTTGTAGTTGGTGCCGGCACGCTGGTTGAGGTGGTCTACGACTTCTTCGGTGGGGTCGGGTTCCTTCGGGTGTGCGGGGGCTTGCGGCTCGTCGAGGAGCGGCTGGGGTTCGTCGGCTGGCGTTTGTGGGTCGTCCGTGTCCGCGGTTCGGGGTTTCGTGTCGGAGGGTTCGTCGGTGTGGGTCGGACCCATGGCTGCGTATTCAACGGCGCGGTAGCCGTGCTTTGTGATGTATGAGGTCCTTGAGATGAGACCTTTGCCGACGAGGGAGTTGAGTGTTCTGTCGATCGTGGCCATGGAACATCCGCACCACTCGGCGAGGTATTTTCTGGAGCCGGTGAATTTGGCACCGTCCGTCTGTGAGAAGCCGTAGATGACGGCGTAGGCGAGTAGTTCGTTGCCTTTGAGGTTGAGCTTGGTACGCATCCAGCCTTGGATCGTGACGAAGTTGTTGTCGTTTACTGTGGACATGATGTTTTTCCTTCGGGAAAAAGTGAATCCCACCGACTGCTACCGGCCCTACCCCGGTAGCAATCAATGGGATTCATGCCATGTGATTGACATCCTCCACATGAGCGGTAGGGGTATCTCACATGGCGTATGTCTCTAGTGTATCACGTTTTTTGGACGACACGCCGATGTTTTTTTAATTTTTCTCAATGAACGAGCTGAAGAGACTGCGATTGTAGAGAATGCCGCCGAGCTTCGAGAGCGCGGTAGTCGGATTGTCGTACTTCCCGCATGCGGTCTTCCATGCTTCGAGTACTTCCTCTTCGCTGAACTTCGCGCACAGGCCGGCAAAGAACTTGCGGGATTTCTGTTCGCCTTCCTCGCTGAAGTGGACTCCGTACCGTTCGACGAGGAGATTGCCGATGGCTTCGTAAACGCTCATTGTTGGTTCCTTTCTTGGTTTTAGCGTTGCTATAAGTATAGCACACAAGCTTGAAAAGCGTGGAAGGCGGACGGTCCGGCACGGCTCGTTCACTCATCTACAGCATCCCTCCCGCATGCTTTTTACCGCACATGCCTCCAGAACGCACGTAAAGGCCCCTCAAACCGATTTTCCCGTCAAACACGATAACTCGTCAAGGTCCACCCACGACAGCCCGTCAAAAAGGCCTTTACGCACGAAAGCGACATTCCAGCCCAAAACAGCAACGAAAAGCATCGAGAACGCCAAGCGGCGAGAGAACCACCCAAGCCAAGCACAGACCAACTCTCCTCCCTGCCCATTCAGTCCGGGAACCGGGACCAAGGCCCGAAGGGCAGCATCGAAGCCAAGACCGTATCCTCCTCGATGCTTAGAGCCATGGAAGGAGCGTGGACAGTATCGAGAGGATCCCATGGCTCAATGCCTCAGTCACCGAAGTGTCCAAGGATTGATTTGGAAGACTGGTTTCGGTTTCTCTCTCTTTGGAAAGAAAGATTTATCTTTCTTTCTCTCTCTTATCTCTATCTAACTAGAGTATCTACCTATCCCTATAGAGCTATATATATGAGTCCTCATTTTGAGGTTTAGCTAACACTCATTTTGAGTGTTGGCCACCCTCATTTTGAGAGTTGGCACCCTCATTTTGAGGGTAGGCTTATCACTCAGTAGGGGGGGTTGAAAGAGCTCCCGATGACTCCACCCTATTCCTCCTCCTCTGCTCAGAGCCATGGAAGAAGCCTGGAAGACATCAGGTCAGATCCCATGGCCCAATGCCTCGGTCACCGAAGCCACCGAGACCCAGCTCCGATCGGTCTAGGCTCCGAATCCCCTGGGATTGGGATTAGCTCCACTCGGGAGTGCAACGCGGCTCCCCGCGGAGCCGCATTATTTAGAAGGGTCTAGTAGAAGGATCTTCTAGTAGAAGGGTCTAGTAGAAGGGTCTTTGCTCGATACCTATGTACTGGGGGTCGATACCTAGGTATTGGGGGGTCGATACCTAGGTATTGAGGGTTGATACCTGAATACTGAGGCTGGCTTGCTTTTCTGCCTCTCCTGCCTTTTTGTCGACGCCAACGAAAAGGCCCCGGCCGGTCCGGGATTCCTCCCTAGACCAACCGGGGCCATGCCCGTTCCTTAGGCCGTCACGTCTCCTTGATGAACTTGCCGTACCGTCGTGCGAAGAGCTTGCTCTTGAGTCGGTACACGTCGGTCCTCATGCCTTTGACGTCTTCGACGACCTCATGGCCATCCTCACGGTAGACGAAGTCAGCCACATAATAGACGGGCCTGTAGTGCTTGCCATCCACGTCGAAGGACGGGATGAGCTCGTAGCGCACCTGCCTCCTGAGGCCTTCTATGGCTCCTTCCTGCTCCATTCGCTTCAAGACCGTGTATCTGTCGGCCTCACGCTTCGAATCGAAGGTAATGCCGTCCACGGTCGTCTTCTTGGCATGATATTTGCTCCGTCCGTTCCACATGGCTTACCGTCCGGTGCTTCCGAAACCGTTGTCGCCACGTTCCGTCGCATTGAACGCAGACACCTGCTCCAATGACTCGCGGACCACCGGGAACACGACCAGCTGCGTGATCTTGTCTCCGGCCGCAAGCTGGTAATCCCCGCCGCCGTGATTGTAGAGCTTGACCACGATGCTCCCGGTATAACCTTCGTCGATGAGTCCGGTGCTCGTGATGTCGTGCCTGACGTTGAGTCCGCTCTTGCTGACGAGCAGTCCAGCGCATCCATGCGGCAATGCCACGTGCACGCCAGTATCGACTATCGCGCTTCCGTACGCCGGTACCGTCACGTCCTTTGGCGTACGCAGATCAAGCCCTGCGTCGGTCTCGTGGCCTCGTGACGGTTTGTACGCTCCGTTGTCCAGCATGATTTCCATTTAGAACCTCCTTTTGTGGTAGGATTATGAGCGTCGGGGCGTTTTATTGGTTTCCCGCCCCGGCTGCTTTTCCTTGAATAATAATAATCCCCGCCTCTGGTCGAAAGACTAGGGACGGGGATTATCTTATCTGTCTGAAGTTACTTGGTGCGGTATCCGCCGCTCAGCATCTTGACGAGCCAGTAGAAGAAGTAGATGCCACCCGTAAGGACGGAATAGATGAGTACCTTGAGGAACCCGGGGGCCTTCTTCTTGCCGCTGTCGTCCGGCTGTGTGCCCATCACGTTGTTGATGATGATCGGCTGTGGGGCGGCCTGCGGCTGGACGTTCTCGTTGTCGTTGTTGTTGTTGTTCTCGGACATTTCTGTTTCCTTTCTAGGTGTAGGATTTCATGTCCTACGTTGTTTGATATACACATAATATTACGATCACTCTCGCGACACGCCGAACAATGACAATCCGCCGCATGGACCGATTTGCAATCCAGAAGAAAGAGTGCTTTGATGGTTCTTGTCCTCATTGTGATCCGCTTTCCCCTTGGACAGTGCTCAACCGGTTTTCGCCCTCTTTCCGGTTGAGCACTTTTTTATACCCAAAACCTCCGATCTACTTCACACATGCCAGTAACACACCGACGCGAAATAGATTGCAAGAATAGTCGACGCGTTATATAATGAGACGTATGAACGCTAAAACATATACAGCAACAGTCCCTGAATACGCCAACCGCTGGAAGCTCAACATCCAGACCGTCCGCCGCTTCATCCGCGAAGGACGACTCCACGCAGTCAAAGTCGGCAGATGCTACTTCCTCGACCCGGACGTAATCCCCGACAAGGAATGCCACTCGGACAACGAGTAACCATCCAACCAACCAACCATTTAAGGGGTGAACATATCGTTCGCCCCTTAAACATCACCAAGCAAAGAAGGAAACCAAATGAACGCCGAAATCCAAACATTCGACTTCAACGCCACATCGCTGCGCACCCTGACAGACAATACTGGCGAACCATGGTTCTCAGGACAGGATGTGTGCAACATCCTCGGCACCGGCACTAACCATCTTCGCGAATACCTCGACGAAGACGAAATCACCAATGTCCGTAGTACGGATATTGCCCAGAACGGCGGTAAAGCGCCGGTTTTCATCAGCGAGCCGGGATTATACAAGCTGATCATGCGTTCCCGTAAGCCGGAGGCCCACGAGTTCCAGCGTTGGGTAACTCACGAGGTGCTCCCCACCATCCGCAAGCATGGCGCATACATGACCCAACAGACCATCAACAAGGCCCTTACCAGCCCGGACTTCCTTATCCAACTCGCAACCAAGCTGAAGGAAGAGCAGGAAAAAGTCAAGGCACTGGAACCGAAAGCCAAAGCCCTAGACGATTTCACCAACGTGGAAGACCGACTCCTCGTCCGCGACGCCGCCAAAATCCTCTCCAACGCAGGCACGCCAATCAGCGAAAACCAACTGCGCGAATGGATGACAGCCAACGACTGGATCTACAAATCCAATGGCTCATGGCACGCCACAGCGAAACACTGCACGGCCGGCCACCTCGTAATGGTCATGTCCACAAAACACGGCACCAAAGCAGACGGCACGAAATTCGCTTTCCCCCCGACCGTACGAATCACCCGCAAAGGCCTATCGCTACTCCACCAGCGTCTCGGCGAAACCCGCCTGAACGAGACTTTCGAAAACACCCTCCACTGACAAAAAAGGCAATAAAATGAATACCGAAATCCAACCATTCGAGTTTGAAAACAACCAGGTCAGGGCACTGGCCGATGGCGACGAAGTGATGTTCGTCGCATCCGACATCGCCAAGATTCTCGGATATGGAAGCGCGAAAGACATGGCTCGAAATCTTGACCGCGACGAAAAGGGTATGCACCAAGTGCCCACCCCCCGTGGCGGCGTGCAGAACATGACGGTTATCACCGAGGCCGGCCTCTACCGTGCGATTCTCAACCGCGAGCTTGGATACCTCGACGGCGAGCAGAAGAAATTCGTTAGGCGCTTCCAGCGTTGGGTGACGCATGAGGTACTGCCGTCCATCCGCAAGCATGGCATTTACGCCACCGAAGCCACCATCGACCAGATCCTTGCCGATCCTGATTTCGGTATCAGACTGCTAACAGACCTGAAAGAGGAACGAACCAAGCGAATCGAAGCCGAAAACCAAATCAAGGAACTGGAACCGAAAGCGAAGGCATTGGATGACTTCACCAACGTACCAGACGCCCTACTGGTCAGGGAAGCCGCGAAACTGCTCTCGAACGCTGGCACGCCCATCGGCGAGAAAGAATTGCGAGAATGGCTCAACCAGAACGGTTGGATATACCGGCATGCCGGCACATGGTGGGCAGCCTCGGAACGCGTGAAAGCCGGACACCTAGTCTTGGTAGAATCAAGATCGCACGGACAGCATAAAGACGGCAGCTTCTTCGCTTTCGCCCCGACCGTCAAGATCACCAGAAAAGGCTTGGCCCTCCTCCACCGACGACTCGGCGAGACCCGACTGAACGAAACCATCGAAACCACCACCAACTGACAAAAAGAAAGGACAATACACCAATGAACGACCCGCACATCATCCTCCCCTCCGCCCGCCTAGTCGCAGACCCTGAATCCAAGCAGACCAAGAACGGCACCCCATACCTCCTCATCCGCGTAGCCGCCAACGGCAGCCACAAGGACAAGCAGACCGGCCAGTGGGTCGACCACGACACGATGTTCGCCACGATCTTCGAATACGACCAGCGCCTCGCCGCCACCTACCTCCAGAACCTCCACAAAGGCACCCCGGTACGCGTCGAAGGCGACCTGAAATGGCAGACCGGCACCGACCGCAACGGACAGCCACGCACCGACTTCACCATCAACTACGCGACCATTACCATGGTCCTGAAGAAAGCC